TAATTGTTGTAGCGCGTTGAGATGTCGCCGCGCGAAAGCTGGCCGAGATCGAAATCGATGAACAAGTTCTGCGCGCGAAGGCCAAACGCGGTGTCGAGTTTCCACGACCAACGGCTCGTATAGCCGCTCATGGTATAATTGATGTATTCCTGCGCGAGCTGGGTAATATTGTTGTTCGTCGAACGCGCCAGATCGCCGAGCATATGCGCGGGGATGCGAAATATTCGGGTGACTTCCTGAATTTGCAGATTGCGGGCGGCGATAAATTGCGCGTCAACCGCGCTGAGCGTGGTAGCCTGATACTTCAAGCCCTGCTCAAGAACGACGATCTTACCTGCGTTTTGGATGCCGCCCTTTTTCTCTTTCCAGTCGTCTGACATTCGCTTCGCCGCTTCGGGCGTCAGCTTGGAATCGGTAGTGAGTAGGCCGCTCGTGTTCGCGCCCTGGCTCATATAGTTGGCCGCTTGGCGCTCATAACCAAGCGCGAGGCCAATGGCCTCCTTGCCCAGCACAATGCGGCTCGATCCTAGCAGCCCGTTAACGCTGAACCCGCGAACGTGGAGAATGTCCTCATCGGGAATAAGGAACGGCTGCCCGCGAAGTTCGGCGAGCATATGCAGTCCGGTCGCGGTGATGCGATAGTAGAGGCCGCCGTCGGGCGCCTCCCAGAGCGCCACCCAATCGGCGTTTACAGGGATCAGCTTGACGACAACACCGCGCGAGTTGCGGACTTTGACGGCGTAGGCGTTGCCTCTCATTACGAGAGAGGCCTGCATCATCTCGGCGAATTCGAACCAATTCTGCCAATCGTTCGGCTGGTATAGCAGCGGATAAAGCTCGTGATCGTTGGCGACGACCCGCGATCCGTCCGGCATTCGGCGATAGATCGTCGGCGTCAGCTTGGCGAAGTCCTCGCATAGCATGAGGACGGCCGCCAACACTGTCGTCGCGGTGAGCGCGGTCGCCTGGTTGACGTCGACGCCAGACACGGAGTGCGCGGAGAACGGGCTCGGACCCCAACCGCCGTCGCCGAAGTCCTTTTTGCGCGCGCCGAACAGGCGAGACCAGAAACCCATATCGCCTCCTCGGCGTTCAGCCGAAGACGGTAAGTCCCCGGTCGGCGGAATAAACTGACCCGGTGCCATACGAGTCCCATTCCGCTGTCGCGACGCCGACAGCCATCGCCAGCGCCACGATGGCGTCAATTCGGTTTGTCGCCTTGCGCTTTGAAAACCACCTGTTGCCGAAAGCATCCTCTTCGATCGCCGCCGACATGCACGCCGAGATGATGACGGGATTGATTTTTATCCTGATCCGCTTCTCAAGGATCAGAGATTCCAGCATCGAGAGCGAACCGGGCATCCAAAGCCCTTGCGAAGGCTCGCGATCATCGGCATCCGCGGCTTCGATCACGGCGTCTGGCGCCTTCGCGCGCCGCTTGCCGCCCTGCGGATGTTCGATCTGCTTAATCTCGACGCCGGCAGAATCCAGTTCGTCAGCCAGCTTCGCATAGGCGTAACGGTCGTAAGCGATCCATTCGATCGCATATTCGCTCGCCGCCGTCGCTAGTCTCGCGGCGACGAAATCGAGCCTAATCTGTTTTCCCGGAGGCGCGTTGATGTGCCCTTGGCGAGCCCAGACATCATAGGGCGCCTTGTCGCGCCCCGCGCGTTCGGCCAGCGTATCGCCGGGCGTCCACGCCTCAATCCACGCATCAAACGTCGGCTTGCGCGTTACGCCGCCATCCTCGGTCGGCATGTCGACAAATCCGGTCGGCGCCACGAACGCAAGCGCTGTGATGTCTTGCGAGCCCGAAAGATCGATCCCGCCGAAAACCTTCTCGCCGGCCAATTCTTCCGGATCGAAATCCGCGAGCACCGCTTCGAGCGTCTCGCGCGCCATCCACGCCTTGTCGGATTGCGTCCAGATGCAGAAGTGCAGCCGCAAGATATTGTTCATCTTGCCTGGCATAGCCTTCGCCTGCCGAACCGCGCGCTCCAGTTCGGCGACCGGCTGCGTCACACCGAGCAGCGGATTCGCCTTGACCCAGCACTCCGGGTCCGTCAACGGATCGTCCTTTCCGTCGAGTGAACAGACGAAGCTGAACGTGTCGTCGTAGGTTGCTGCGGCGTCGTGGTCGCCGAGATATTCAATCGTCTCATCAAGCCTGCCGTCGAGGACCGGATTCCCGGCCGCCGCTCGGATTGCGTTGACGTGTTCTTCCCAGCAGACTGAGTTGAGGTCAGAACCGCTGTTCGTAATCATGACTAGCAGAGGATTGCGCCGGCTCTTGAAGCCGCGCTCCATCATTTCCACCATGTTTTTGTTCTGATGCTCGTGTATTTCGTCGAGCAGCGCGCAACTCGGCATAGGGCCTGAGTGCGCTTCGTCCGAAGATATCGGGCGGAAGAAGCTTCCCGTCTGAGTGTCGGCGAGGTTCCATATCGGATTTGCGCCAGACGACGTCAACCGCGCCTTCAGCGAAGGTGACTGCCGCCACATCATTACGGCGGCCCTGAAGATGACCATCGCCTGAGACTTGATCGTCGCGCCGGCGTACACTTCGGCCTGCGGCTCTTTGTCGGCGATCAGCATGTACATGCCGATTCCAGCGGCGAGCGGAGACTTGCCCTGACCCTTGGCCTGCTCGATGTACGCCCTGCGGAACCTACGGAAGCCATCCCTGTTTTTCCACCCGAACAGGCTCCCGATTATGAATTCCTGCGACTCTTCCAGCTTGAACGGATTGCCCTCAAACTTGCCTTGCGCGAGCCGCAGAACCTCGGGGAAGAAATCGAGCGCCTTTTTCGCGGCGGCGTCGTCAAACCATATCCCCCGGTCTCGTTTCCCATTTTCCTTGTCGTCTAGGTGGCGCCTGCACGCATTGCGGACATGAGGCCCCGCTATCACCTTTCCCGACAGAACGCGCTCGGCGTAAGCAGAAACAGGATCAAGCGGCTTTTTGCTTCGTGGCGCCATAGACCTCGGGAACCTTGCCTTGCCACTTTGTTCGAACGATCCTGAGATCGGCGTTCTCGGCGTTCTCGGCGAGACACCATCCGGCCGACGCCTGAGCAAAGCCCACGACCAACGCAGAAACCTTTTTACGCGTCAGATATCCAAGGTTGACCATTCCGGTCTGCGTCGCGAACACGGAAACTCCGGTCGGGACGTGATAGAAATGGCGAAGCGTCTTGTCGCGGACGAACCCGCGAAGTTGCTTCCCGGCGTCCGACCTGCGCGCCGACTTCATCCGATCGCGATCCTCGCGGCTGATCGGTGTCAACGACCAGCCGCCGACGAATTCCTTTTTGCCGACCACAACTTGATTGAGCATCGACGCCGAGACGCCATGCGCGGCAACGAAACCGACCCGCGTTCCCGTAAAAGTCTCGCCGTCAAGATGGTAGTACGTTCTCACCGTCAAGTCGGCGTTCGGACCACCCTCGCCTCGCCTCGGCTTGCTGCTGAATATGCGCGACGGATAAAGCCATAGGAACGCCGCGCCCTGATGACTTCCACCACGCGTCCGTTCGCATTGTGAAACCCAGCGAGCGCGATGCACGCCGCCCATAGATCACGGCGACGATAGCCCTTCGCCAGAAGCAAGTGGGCGAAGAAATGATCCTCCGGCGTCAACCGGATCAGGTTGTCAGGCTCGTCAGTTCCGCCAAGGGAACGCGGCTTGATGTGGCGGACTTCGACGTAGGCACAGCTAGGCGTCTGATTGGCTTTTCGCGACGCGATGAAACGGTCGTAGATTCTCAGATAGTCCATGCCGCTATCTTACACCAAAAACTTCGCGAGCGGATCATTTTCTTGGAGTTTTGGCGCAGCCTCGATGCGGCTTCGCGCGGAAGGAGTCATCCCAAATTCTGCCGCGATTTTGACCATGTCGTTCATCGCGCGCTCGGCGACCTTCAGCAGCGGATTGACCATCACGCTACCGTTCCCGGTCTTCAGAAGCATCCCGCCGAAGGCGTTCGACCTCATTGCCGTCAGCGCGCGCTCAGCCTCCATCCATCGCCCGTAGGCTTGGCAGTAGGCGGCGAGCGCCGCGCGGTCGACCTTGGACAGCAGCCCGACGCGGTAGAGTTCGCCGGATACCCGGCCCCATTCCACTTTGGCGTCGTCGTTCAATTCGGTAGGCGGCATCGGCAATTCAAGCGCAGGCTTCGCCTCACCTTTCGGCAAAGGACGCTTTCCAGCGTTGCCCTTGACCAGGCGTAAGTGGGTCGGAGTCGGCTTGCGGCCTTTCATCAGGTCACTTTTCTCTGGACACCACCAACCGACTGCGCTTTCATGCCCACATGGCGATCAAGATTGAAACCCGGACCAAAACGGCGATCATCCGCAAGCACATGGAACGCGGCGATTGGCGCGCGGCGATCTCGCAAGCCTCGAAACTTCCCCGCCTCGATAAACACCGCGTGCCGATCCTTGACGCTCAGGGCGCTTACACCAACGAGCGTTTCTATCGGCAGATCGGGAAAGACCCGGCCGCGCGGCTCTCGTCGAGCGCTTCGGCTTCGGCGAACAGTTCGGCGTCTAACTCAACCATCCCGCAAGCTTCCGTCGCCTTGCGCGGATCGCCTTTCAAGAAAACCAGCACGTTTTGGTGCGTCTTCCCGAGTTTCCGCGTCGAGGCAATGAGCAGTGCGTCGTCCCAGCCGGCATTCTCGGCAAGCCGGTTATCCGCTAGCACGTAGGCACGCTTCTGCGCGTCGCTCCATCCCCTCGCCACCATGACGGGGATATCGGCCAGCCCGAGCTTCTTTGCCGCCAGCACGCGCCCGTGGCCCGCTATGAGGCCGCCGGCTTCGTCGACCAATACCGGGACAGTCCAGCCCCATTCCTTCACGCTCGCTGAGATCTGCTCGACCTGCGCCGGCGAATGCGTCCGCGCGTTCCTGGCATACGGCACGAGAGACGCGACCGCGCGCCGCTCGACCTTATCCGCCGGCCAGTCGTTCACTTGGCTTTCGCCTTCCGCCGATACCATTCCGACCGGCTGAACCCTTCCGCCGCCCACGGCTTGACCGCCTTCAGCGTCTTGGCCTCTCTGCCCTTCATCGGCCGCCCAGCTGCGCTCTTACGCGGCGGCTTCGGGCGCGCCACGTCGAGCCGGCGCACATCTTCCATCTCGACATAGAGGAGCATTTTGGGACGATTTCTCGCAGTTTGGGACGATTATCCAGAAACGCCAAAATTGCGGCGCTGTATGCTGTTG